TTATTCTATTAGCCCTCTTTTCTTAGCCTCTAATATTGCCCTTAATACTAGGTCTTTAGTATCTGGGTTAATTATTGCACTATCAAACCTCTTTAAGAAATCTAAATCATCTTTATTTTTTTTCTCAGCTACTACTACCTCTTTCAAGCCCTTTAAGTTCTGTAGCAGTTCCTCATACATTCCTACCTGTTCCTCTACCTTCTTAACAAGTCCTTCCAGCTCTAAAGGTCTCTCATCTGTCACCTCAGCTAGGTATGTTCCAAAGTACTTGTTACGTTCCTGCCTAGTGGTCTTGAAAAGGTCTGCTACTGTCTCAAACTCTTTAGTCTCATTCTTTCTTGTTACTTTAATCATTGTTTACTGTCGCTGTTTATAGTGTGCCTCCACTTCTTTGTTATTACTTAATTATTGTTTTGTGTGTTGCAAAGTTAGTACGTCCTAGGTGGTCTTGCAAGTATTACTAAGATTCTGAATGTACACTATACAAAATACCTTCTATTAGTGTCCCTAGCTTGTCTGTATCGTCTTCTTCTAATAGGTCTAGGTTGCTCTTTAGTGTCCTTCTATCCCCTGTCTCCTTGAATGTCTCAGCCCACTTACTTTGTTCTAGGCTTGCTGGGTGTTTGGTTGGGTTAAATCTATATCCTGCCCTATCTAGTACTTCATAGGCAACAGTATAATAATGTCTGCTACTCTTACCAAGCCTCCTTAGTTCAGCTTGTATATCTTCATTCATACTACCCTGTCTAATCTGTTCCTGTAGCTGTTCTGTTAGGGTAGTTAGTTTTTTAGCCCTGTCTTTTACTTCTATACCTAATTCTTTCAGTGCAGCTATTACCTTCTTTCTATCCTTCATACCTACCTCTATTTCTATCTTGCCACCGTCCACTGTAAAGTAGTTAGTCTTCTGTAGGGTAAAGTTAATAGCACTGTCGATTAGTTCCTTAGTTGCTGGGTAGTTATAGTCTAAGCTAGGATATTTCATACTAGCCCACCTCTTCTTAACCTGTTCCCTGCTAAGTCTATATTCAAGCCCTAACCCCTGTAGCACCTCTTTAGCCTGTTCCGTCTTGCCTGTCTCTACCCTAATCATCAAGTCCTCACCTGCCTTAACAATTAGGTCATTAATCCACTGGCTAATATTTCTAGGGTTAACTGTTTCTAAGACCCTAACCGCCTCAGTATCTAGGTTAACGCTATATTTCTTAGTAGGGCTTGTTCGTCTCATCATTTCTATATCGTCCCTACCTGCAATGATTCTATACACTGTCTGCTCACTACCTATCCCAGTCAGTGCTAGTATCTCCTTTATACTGTACTTCTTACTTCTATACAGTCTAACTACATCCTCCTGCTGCTCACTACTTAATCTAGCCATATCTTTAGAAAATTAAAAGCCCAACCTACTAAAAGACTGGGCTAGTTACTTACTTACTTAACAGGTTCACTATATACCTCTTCCCTTGTTTCACTATCTACTATGCTAACTGTACCTCCTTTATAGTCTTCAAAATAACTATAACTTGTACCGTTATAAGCCTTAATGTAATCTAAGCAGTATTCATAGCTCTCACTAAAACCTTTGCAGCTACTATCTAGTGAATCATTAAACACTACATCAAATTTCCTAGTCTGTTTCATATTGCTAATGTTTTTAATTATTACACTGCAAAGATAGGTAGAATATTCCAACTATCAAAATAAAATAATATCGGATTGTACTAAAAAGAGTTAAAAAAAAGATTGTCCGTGATACCCTTTACTAGATACCACGGACTACAAAGACCTATTCTACTTCCTCTTTCTTATCCTTATCTTCCTCCTGTTCTATCAGCTTCTTTACTATTGCCTTGTTCGTGCTTATCTCATAGGACTTGAACTTTTGATTTATATAGAGTGTACACCCAAATATAGCACCCCCAAACGTAAGAGCCATAGAAAAATAAGCTAAGACACTATTCTCTACATATTTAAGCATGAAAAAACTAATATAACATAGTACAGCACCACTGATTATCATTAGTACAGCGGTCGTATAGCTGATTAGGTCTTTATGTTCCTTTGTCATTCTTATCATCATTGTATTATATTAGTATGTAGGAGTGATTTTATACAAGTTCCAGTATTTCCCATCAAACAGGACTTTTACCACACCTGTCCAGTCTCCAGATATTACAGTAGATTTCTCTAGTACAACCCCACTATTACCGTATCTGATTATAGTATGTTGTTTGTGAGTATCTCCGTCTACCATTACTGTTAGTCTACCCTGACCTCGTTTGTATATAGTATATTCCTGTCCAGTCTGTAGGGTCTGGGGCAGTTCACCATGTTTCTTTAGGTAGCTTATCTTTTCCTCGGTCGTCGGTTTTATACTAAGTTCCTTGTGAGTTAGGGTGTCGGTATCTGGAAGTTGTAGGGTAGTGTCTAGGTTTCCTGCCAACTCTTCCTCAACCTCTGCACTGTTTACTATGATATTCTTACAATATGTGTCAAGTCTATGTGAACCTGCCCCTATAATTCTGGTATATTCCCTCAGACCATACACATTGCCGTCTAGTATTGTAATTGCAGAATCCAGACTGTTACTCACACTGCTTATCTTTATGGCATCTTGACTGTTACTTACTATGTCTAGATTTACGTCTCTACTATAGGGACTGATTGCTACCTTACTATAGACACCTTTTTTCTTAATAGTCTCATCAACCCTAGAACTAAGACCGTGACTGTGTATATTAGTCTCTACCGTCTCATTGTCAACTCCCTTAACAGTACCACGATAATAAAAACCATCTTCCCCTACCTTATAAATACCTGTGGGACTTTCAATATAGCGAGTCTTAATTTTACCGTTCTCAAACAGTGCCGTTTCTGTATTGCCGTTCTTAATCTTTACCTTCCCTGCATCTAGTACAATATCACCATTCCGTACCTTAGCCTCTATCTTATCTGCACTCTGTTTAAGGTAAGATTCAGTGCCATTTATTCTCACTACACTCAAGCCCTGTATGTCTATCCACCAGCTCCTATTAGTATCTTGTCCTGTTTGGTATGCACTTTCAAAATAAATAGAAAGCGTGTTATCTACTACTTCTACTATCTTACTAACTGGCTGACCACTCACTATATTTGCAGGCTGTGAATAATCTAAGACTGAATCCTTACCAATTACTACCTTAAGTCTAACATCTGCTGCACTGAGGTAGGGTGTGAATCTAACCAAGTACTGACCGTTTGGAATTGCGCTACTATTACTATCAAACAAGACGGTATAGTCAATATCCTGTAACTGTCCCCCTGCCTTGTCAATATCAAATAACATCCTAACCGTGTCCGTGCTGTGATTGTAGGATATACTTTGTGCCGGGTGGTGGTCGTTGGGAAAGTTCTGTACAAAATCAAATCCTACCCTGTTCCTGCTGTAGTAATTATATATATCACTACTACTAGGACTCCAACCTGTCACTGTATTTCCTTCTTCTAGCTTTAAATCCCAGAACTTAATACTAACATACTTCAGCCCATCACTATAGGAATTTAGCCTTAGTTGGTAATGGTCAGTGGTTGGGCAGGTAAAAGTCCAAACCCCTTCACTCTCTGCATTTTCGCTTGTGAATAGTAGGTTATCAGATTTACCACATAACCACACTGTATAAGATTTCTCCGTTTCTCCACTATGACCGCTACTAAGGTGACCATCTGATTTTAGCTGTAGTGTATATTTCTTACCTGCTTCTAATAGTTCAGTTTCTACACCTCTATAGTACATATAACCGTCCTTTTCTTTGCTAGTATGTAATAGTGGGGTAGGCTGTCTAAAATCAATAACACCATTTAATAAGTTCTGACCTCCAACACTGAAATCTCTAACAGTCTCTTCAACCCTGCTAACCTTACTTTCAGTTTCGCTAGCTGTCTGTCTGAGTGTGTTAATGTCTCGTGTTGTGGTCTTCTTAAGGTTATCTAGTTCTGTCCTTGTCCCTGCTACTGTCTGCTCTATACTACCTGCTTTCTGTGTGAGGCTACTGATATTACTTTCAGCCCTTCCTAGCTTTCCTGTTACGGTGTCTAGGTTGGTCTTATTATTCTGTACCTGTGTCTTAATAGTGTCTGCCGTCTGAGTTAGCTGTGTTACCTTATTCTCAACTGTTCCTATCCTACCTGTTACATTATTAATACTCTGCTTTGTGTCTTGTACTTGTGCCTTGATTTGGTCTGTAACTGAAAAAACGGTACTTGGTAGGACGGAGACAGGGATAGTGAATGAGTCTACCAGCTTATCACCGCTTAGCAGGTTAAATGTAAAGGTAGTCTGTCCAGTATATGGTAGTGTCTGTGAGTGCTTAAACTTACCTTCCCTGTTAATTCCAATAAGTCCACCGCTATACTGTATCTTATTGGCTGGTGTATTATCAGAACTTACACTACTTGCACTCTGACCTACTACCTCTATCAGCCCTAAGTCAATGTTTAGGGATAGTCTATTTGTAGTATCTACCACTGCTACACTACCGCCCCTGTCATAGAGTTTATAGTATGGTGTTGGGTCTAAGTCTCTACCGTCTCTACCACGTTCACCCTGTGCAGATATACCTAGGTTCTGATTTCCAACCCACCATACACCGTTTACAATTCTAGGGCTAAGTCCATCACTACCACGCTCTCCCTTTTCGCCTCGGTCTCCTTTATCTCCTTTCTGACCTACTGCTGATATACCTGTGTTTGTATTACCTATCCACCACACCCCATTTTTAATAATAGGTGTACTTCCATCTTGTCCGTTCCTACCTGCTGCACTAATACCACTATCCTTATACTTGCTTTGGTCTTTATCCCAAATCATCCAATTACCAGTACTTCCAATATAAGGTGTACCACTAGCGGTTAGTTTAATTCTCTCAGCTATGTATTGTTCAAGTGTCTTTCCTGTCTCAACCTTAAACTCACCTTGAAACTTATTACCACTCTTACTTAGTACGTTCTGCCTGTATGGTTCAAGTTGGTAGCTAGATATTCCACTATACTGTACAATACTAGGGGCTTTAATAGTAGGGTCTAAGTAGGTTGAGTTATAAGCACTGATAATTATAGCTGAACTTCTTGTAGTATCTGTTAGGTTTCCAAGTTGTACAATCTCATCACCTACAGAAGGGTTACTATTACTCTTACTGTCCTTATCGGTATTGCTTAGGATTATGTAGTTATAGTCCCCATCCGTACCTGCCTCTATACATTTCCTCCAATAATACGTACTGCCTGTATTTAAGTTAAAAGTCTGACATACTACTAAGTCATTGGCTAGGAACTGATTTACAACTTTCTTATTATCATCGCTATTTTTCCAGCTACACTTAAAATTACCATTACCCTGTACCTCTACCTTATCAAGTTTAGCACTAGCAGGGGTTAATATTAATTGCCCACCTACAGCCCTAACTTCATCTATACTAAGACTAAAGAAATGTGCTGCTTTGTTGACTGTCAGATTATCTACTACTATATCCTTACCTGTTAACCTCTCTGTATCTACTCCCTTAGCTGTCAACTGTTGAGTATTGTGTGTTTGGGTTGTTAGGTCGGTTATAGTTCCTGTATCACTGTTTAGGTTTGTGGTGGTTAGTGATTGGCTAGTATGTGATTGAGTAGTTAGGTTTGTAATGGTAGAATCTGTTGCACTTACACTTCCTCCTATGATAGTGGTATATCTTAGTTCCTGTCCTGTCACGCTATCTATCTTACCTGCTTGCGTATTGATAGCCTTTGCACTAATACTACCGTCACTTTCGATATTACCAACTTCCTTTAGGTCTCCGCTTATGTCATGTCTACCATCATATACCTGTCCCCAAAGTAAGTGAGGCTCTAAGGTACTATTCTGACTGCCACCTATACCACCACTTCCACCACTGCCTACACTTTCCTTTTTCTTTGCATAACTTACTACTTCTATCATATCTCAATAAGTGTTATCCTCGCTGTTTTATTTCTTATGTCCCTACTAACTGACTGTACTAGGAACTTCTTACCTAGGGTCTTAGATTGATAGGTACTTGTAAAATCTATCCTAGTGTCATTCAATGTTACCTCTACCTTAAGTCTAGGTCTTGACATGAGACTATAATACTGTCTAATATAGTGTTCTTCTGCCTTACCTGTCTCATCAAGCACCTTATTATATATACTTCTCACAGGTAGACTTGTTGAGGTACTAAAGACACTGTTTAGGTACACCTCATTTTTAATACCTTTTTCCACTGCCTCACTACTGCTAAGCTGGGTGATAAACTTAAACTCTGTCCCATCATGCTTGTTTATATACTTAGTCTGTGCTGCACTTGAGTAGATTAGGTCATTATCGCTAGTACTTTCCAGCTTACCACTATCACTTACTAAGTTACAAGCAAAGTTTTTAATAATGATATTCTCTGTGTGTGCTAAGATATACCTACTACTACTTGTCCACTTAGTAGACCTAAACCATGTTCGATGTCTTCTTACTATCTTATCCCAAACTAACTGAATAGGTGCAAGTATCTTAAAACTCACTTTACCGCTAAGCCTGTCACTCTGTTTAATTGGTATTGCTGTTCCTTCCTTGCCGTCTAAGTTCATGGTATAGTCGATAGTATTCTGTAGGTTGTGTTCCTGTCCTATTATGTAATCACCAATTTTAGGATTAATACCGAGTGACATAGTGGTCTTATATTTAGTAGTGCCGTCAACGTCCTTATAGGTTAGGTCTGGTCTAGCTTTAATCTCTTCCATTGTGAGCCATTCAAACCTACTAGCACCGTACACATCCAAGACCGTTTCAACACAATACTTAGACCCTATCTTAAGTTCACATTCTAGGATAGGTAGCTTGTGGAATTTATCTGTACTATCACCAACACTACTATACTCAAACTTTAATCCCTGTGCTGCCTTATCCTTAGTCCATGGTTGAAAATAACTACCTGCACTATTATATAATGGTTTGTCGGTATTATAAGTTGCGCTATAATGTTTCCTAGTATAGTACCTTCCTTCACCGTTATACTCAGACTTTACTAAGTTACTGCCGTAGATAATACTTGGCAGGTCATAAAATGGTACTTCTGCCTTAGTCCCTTGTGTCTTAGCTGCCCCATGTTTTAGGATTTGGTCATAACTAGACAACCTACTAGCCCTACCTGTACTACTTTCATATAAGATAGGCTGCATCAACAAGCTACCACTAAATACTAGGTAATTGGTCGTTTCACTGTCTGGGGGACTAAATACACCACCGCTCTTATTACCTACATATTCAATCAGTGGGGAACAATTCTTAAGGTCTGTATCGCTTGGCTTATGTCCTTGCTCCGTATCAGTCTCATTACCGCCTACACTGATAACTAAGTAGTCGTCTGTGTCTATCTTACTAGTTGGGCTGTTATCTGTTGCCTTAGCTTTTCTCTCTACAGTACCAAGTCTTAGCAAGGCAGGGGTTAGTGGGTGTTCTCTGAGGTACTGTGCCACTTTATGCTGATTGATACCTGTCCCGTTCCCGTCAACCTCTAACATATCCTCACTCTTACGTAACTTCCATGTCGGATTATACATAGACCTCATATACCAGTCCGTCTCTGTTAACGAATCGTATGTAGTTGGTTGTCCCTTTACTGCTGCATTAAAAGCCTCGTTCGCTCTCTTACCACTACCTAAGCTACTAATCTCAGTGAGTATTAACTGCTGACCCCTGTAATGTGATTTTAGACTGTCTTCTGCTAAGGGTGATTCTATGATAGTGTCTTGTCCTTCTAAGCTACAGGATAATTGGAACTGATTAACTACTTCACTAGTACTAAGGCTTGTATCACTTCCTGCATAGTGTGAATGGTTAATACTGATAGACTGTGGCTGCTTACCTACTACCTCATCTGTCTGTATATCTAACCAGCTTATCGCCTTACCCTGTACCAGTGTGTCCCAATCATAGATATAAAAGTCTAATCCTTCCTGTCTGATATGAAGATTTAAGTATTGCATGACTTCTTTTAGTAGGTCTTCATTCGTCCAAGTGCTATCCTCATCTTTGCCAATTATGAATAACTCACTAATACCTAGCTCGTCAAATACTGTACCTTCCTTTCCCTTTGCCGTTCCCTTAGACTGGTCATATAATAATCTAGGCTTTTGGTTGTTGCTTAGGTTTAGTCCCCTTAGGTCAAACATTCCTTCTATGACCTGCTTAAAACTGGTACTTCCTGCCTCTTGTACTGCCTGTCTATAGTTTAAGGGTACTATATTCTTGTAACTAGTATATTGAAGGGTACTAAGAAAGTCTGTACAGTTAAGGGTAAATTCATCAATACTACTATTAAATGGTTGGCTGAAAGTGGCTGGCTCTACATATCCTGCAAAAACACACTCACTACCCTTCCAAATGTTAACTACTATATCTCTAGCAGCAGCAGTAAAAAGTAAGTCACCTAAGTAATCAGAGACAACTAAGTTAATAGTGGCTGATTTTCTTATGACGTGTTCTGTGAGGTCTTCTATACTCTCTTCTATCTGTACAGGGTCAGCAGCAAAGTATAAACCGTCCTTGCCTATCTCCTTAACAGTACCACTAGAACCACTCTTAATAATGACGGTTAGTAGTTCATCCGATAAGTCCCTAAACTCTCCTCTTAATATCATAGTAACCTCCTTCCTGTCTTACTCTGAACCTTGCTATAATTACTTAGGGCTAGGTATAAGTCGCTTCCTTTCACCCTTACACTGCTAACACCTACACCATTACCTCCTAGACCTGCTGTATTATTATCTAAGAGTCTGAATAGATTAGACTGTTGTGTATTGGTTAGTATCATCTCGCCTGCATTCACTCTAGCTAAGTTATGGTCACCAACGGTCTTACTACCTTGAAAAATACCGCCTTGGCTAAACTTCTTTAACTGTGATATTGTACTAATCATCACTGCTGTCCCTGCGGTGATTGCAGCTGCCCATCCCCAGAATCCTAATTTTGCCTCTTGTGCTGTTGCTTGTGCAAAACCTAAGATAGTCTGGCCTATCGCCTGTAAGACTAGGGCTGTTTTGGCAGCGTCTCCTTTCACACCTAATTCTTGCATAGTTTCTCCTAGGTATGATAGACTTGCACCTAACTTCTCTGCACTATTTGTCTGTTTATTAGTTAGTGCCTCCTTTAAGGCTTTTACATTATCTATCATCTTATTTATACCGCTACTCTCAAAACTACCTAAGCTATCCTTAACCTTCTGTAGTTCCTTAAAACTATCGACTGATTTCTGTAGCTCCTCAGTAAGTTTAGTAAGTGCTGAGTAATCAAGTCCCTTTAGTTCTAAACTTCTACCTAGTTCCTGTCCTAACTGTCTAGCCTTGTCTAATAGTGGTTGTAGTAGTTTATTGCCGGCTTCCTGTTCGTCCTTTGCCTGTTGGTCTAGGTTCTTGTTATAGATATTCAGATACTTCTCCTGTGCTACTTGGATTGCAGCCCGTCTTTCCTTCTCAATATCCTTAAGCAGTTCACTATTGCCGTGTGCCTTCTCTACCAGTGCTGCACTCTTCCTGTTTATCGCATCTATTTCGTCTTGTAGGTCGGCTTGTCTGAACTGTTCTAATTTGGTATAGTAGTCGTCAATTAGTTTAAGCTGATTATCAAGTGCCCCCTGTGATTTGATGGTATTGTTAACCTTGTCGGAATTATATGCACTGGTAATCTGTTCCTCACTGTTCTTCCTTGTGTTCTTCTCGTTGGTAATATGGTCGGTCTCAATAGTCTGCTTGACACTTGCTTGGTCTCCTGCTATCTTCTCGGCTGTCCTCTTTCTTTCCTGTTCTGCTTTCTTTGCTGCTGCCTCTGCCTCTGCGATAGCTTTCTCCCTAGCTTTCTTGATTTCATCTGCTTTTTTAAGTGCCTCCTTGGTATTCTGTTCCCTTAGCTGCCTTTCTGCTGTATAGCTTGCATTCAGTTCATTCTCATACTCGTCTGTACCCTTCGTTAGTAGTTTCAGTCTTTTATGATGGTATTCTACCTCAGATTTCAAGTTTTGACCGTGCTTGGCTACATATCGGGCGTGTTCCTTGTCGAGTGCCTCTAATTGTGACTTCCTAGACTTCTCCTGTGCTGCCTGCTGTTGGTTTAGTAGTTCTCTGTTTGCACCTACTTGGTAGTTCTTGGAAAAATTATAACCGTCCCTCAGTATCTTACCTGCATTTTCAACCAGACCCTCAAAGTTACCATGTAGGAGGTCATTAATTACGCTGGCTGCAGCTTTAAAGGGGGTTATGATGTACTGTAAGACTGAATTACCTACACCCATTATCACAACCTTTAGCTTATTGAAACTGCTACCTAGGTTATTAAGCTGTGGGAAAGTCTTTTTAAACCAACCTACGATGTCTTCCCAGTGTGATATAAGGCTGGAAACTGCTGTAATCAACAGACCTATACCAATACTAGACAGGGCGACTTTTAAACCCTTAGCTGCCACACTTCCAGCCCTCTGTGCTATTGTTAAACCTTCTGTTGCAGTTGTAGCCCCGACCGTTGCTGTAGAGTTTGCTGTTTGTGCTGCTGTCTGTTCATCTGTTACTGCTACCCCTGCTTGTCGTACTGTATTATTTGCTACCGCTGCCGTTGTATTAGCAGTTATTGCACTACTATTGGCTGTCTGTGATAGGGTATTAGCTGAGATTGCCGTCGTGTTGTTTGCCTGTTCTATTCCTACTAGCCTTAAGAGTGCATGATAAGCCCTGTATGTACCGCTAGCTTGATTCATAAAGGTATTCTGAAGCTGAGTTATACCGTTCAGAACACTCATAGCACCAGCAAGTTTAGTAAGGGTCTCTTTTGCATCCTCAGATTCTACTCCAAACAAAGCCAAACTACCAGCTACAGTCTGAAAAATACCTATACCTGTACCTGCAACATCTAGGGCAGCACTTAAACCTCTGGTATCATTTGCAAAGCCACTAATCACACCACGAGCATCTCCCATAGCGTCCATAATACTACCTGCACGGGCGGCAAGTTGTTGGAATTTCTCACTTGCAGGGTCTACACCATTTAGTAGCATCTGGCTCAGCTCACCCTGTATCGCTTTTAGTTCCTGCTTAATATTACCACTACTAGACTTAAATACAGTCTCAGTATTACCTACTTCACTTTTTACTTTATCTATAATGGACTTAAACTGTTTATCATCAAGTCTTATTTTGGTTACTAAATCTTGTGCCATATTCCTTCGCTTTCTGTTTAAGTCTTTCTATGTCCTCTTTGGTTGGTAGTGGGTCATTATCTCCTGCCTTGTCTACTAAGTCATCCCAACCTAGGGGCATGAATTTCCGTGGGTTATTTTCTTTTGTACCACCCCATACTTTGGCAGATGTAAAAATAGTCTGTCTTGCTATTTCCCAGTCATCCATCCTAGCACGATATAAGTTTTTAACTAAGATGTGTAGCTCTAACATACTCATCCTGTCTAGTACATACTCTGGGGATAGATTACCTTGATATACTAAGATACTAAATACATCTGCCATACTTAGTTTTTTCCCTTATCCTCCTCACCTTTCTTAGTGTCATCCTTACCCTTAAACTCTGCTTGTCTTGCTAATTCTGCTTTCATGAACTCTGTATAGACGGTAAAGATACTAGGGTCTTCATCTATGCTGTCTAAGAGTTTATCAAATGTAAGGTCAGTGTCTTTGTTACCAGCTAAGATACAACAATACAGGAATAGGTACTGGTCGCTAAGTGTATCTAGGCTAAATAACTTACTAGCTGCTGCCTCAAATAACATCATTGCACGTACTGAGTAGACTAGCTTATATTCCTTGTTGTTAATAGTTACTGTATTCATGATTGTATTAAAAAATTATTGGGCTACCTACTACACCCTTGTTAGTTTTGGATATAATAGGTATAGCCCTGTTTCATTATTATTTCTTTTATGCTGTTGCTACCTTCTTAAGTGCGCCTACACCTGTAAAAGTAGCAGAAAATGTAGCGTTATCCTCATTTGGTGCACTACACTCTAGGGATGTAATTAATACCTTGCCTGTATATGTGCCAGTAGTTGAAGGAACCCAACCGCCTTTAGTTACCTCATCTGCCTTAGTCTTATAGTTCTTCTCTAGGGCAAAGACTGCATCTATAGGGGTCTGTGCTGTCATTATATCAAAGAGTTGTTCAAAGCCTACACCTTCACCATCATTAGACATTAGGTTTTCAGTTGACATCTCCCAGCTGATTTTGCCTGCCTGTGCTGATACCCACTTACCGCCACTGTCCTTAGATGTAGTTTCTGTAGTATCTTGGCTAATTGAAAGACTGTGACTAGTTGCAAAAGCGATAGATTTACCATTAATAAAAAGCATTAGGTCACGTCCTTTTGTTACACTTGCCATATTATGTTATTTGTTTTTTATGTTTACTGTTATACTAAGTAGCTGTAGAAATGTGTCTTCCCTGTATTCCTCGCTAGTGTCTTGTAGTTCTAGGTCTGTTATTTCAAGTCCCCCTATAGTTCTACCTTGGCTTGCTAATAAGACATCTATTACCTTACTGCATATTCCTAGCCCCTGTCTATAATCACTGCTAGCTACTATAAAAGACATTCTAACCTGTGTATCATAAACCAGCTTATCTTTATTAGTGCTAGGTGTTAGTCCGTCCCTTCGATATACAATGAAAGGGAAACTAGTACCTTTATCAGCGACTAGTGGATATACCTTACTTCCTACTTGCCTACTTATATCCTCGTCTTGTAGTAGGATAGATTTAACTACCCTTCCTAATTCTAAACTCTCCATTACTTCTTATTCCATATCTTATCAATAGACTCAGAAAATAACCTACCCATAGAGTCCTCAACTTCTGACATCTTAGCCTGTACAGTGGGTTGGAAAAAACTATGTCGCTTATGAACACCCCTACTAGCACCTGCCTTTGTACGTCTCAGCTGTGTACCAAGTTCCCAAAATTTTAAGCGAAAATCAGCCATGATATGCACCTTAGCCGTCTCACTATCTTTACTTGGCTTACTGTACTTGATACCAGACTCTAGCGTTTTACCGTTCCACCAGTTAGGACGATTATAGCCCTTGGTTACTGTTCTGAGACTCTGTTTAGCTGCCTTAACTAGTATATCACTACCTTTTTTCAGTGCCATATTCTTAGCCTTAGTCTGTTCACGTCCTGTTAGTTCTGTGAATTTCTTAACCAGCTCTTCCGCCCCTGTTAGTTCTAAGTTGTCGTTATTCATTGATTAGCTCTGTTTCTATTACCTTCTTTTGTTGGGCTGGTACTGGAATGACACTTAAGACCCTGTACTTCTTATCCTTGTACATTATATAGTCTGTGTGTTCCTGTATTTTAACGTACTGCCAAACTTCAAAAGTAACTTGATAGGTATAGACTAGTTCATCACATACTACCTCTCTAGCCCCTGTCTTATAACCTACATTTGCTCTAGTAGTTGTTAATAGGCGGTGGTGATTAGTAGTACCTCCGAAATCGTCTTGTATTATTTCAGTCCGATAAATTGCTATGGTGTCTCTTAGTAGTCCTGTTCTCATTGCTGTACCTTTTCCTTTCCGCCTGTAAATTTCTTACTGTAATTCTTGTATAAGTCTAGTAAGTAGGTTAGACTATAGGGTAGCTCTGTGTGACTACTAAAAGCTATAGATTCACGGTTAGCGTATAAGTTTGCTGTTAGAATTAATATAGATTGAACTAGGGGAGGCGGTAATGTAGTCCTCCCACTAGCTATTAAGATATTTTCTAACTTATCGTCTATATGTCGTTCTACTGCTAATTCCGCTGCTTGTTCTAGGTCACATAAGTACTCATCGTCTTCATGAAAACTTGAATCTATGTTAAGATGTTTTTTTAGTTGCTGTAAGTTTACGTACATATAGAAACTTAGTTAACTAATTAGACTGCGAATGTACCAAACTGGAAAGCCTCCGGTCTGATAAGTGCTGCATCAAAGTAAGCATTAACTACTAAGCGAATCATACCATTAACCGCCTGAGTGTAGTTATCAACGACAATATCCAGACCGCCCCAACTTCCAATAGCTAGGTTACTGAAATCACCTACTACAAAAGTCTTAGCCTCTACGTTTGATGTTGAGAAAACAGGTGTACCGTCAAGCGTACCATCCATATAAGCAAGTTGTGCAGTACCCTTAGAACCCTTCATCATGTTACGGAAACTAGCACGTGCAGAAGGACTAGCAATATAAGAAATACCACCTAGTACATTAGCCTCTTCTACCTTTGCCTCAAGACCTACCAAGCCCTCAAAATCAGTAACCTTAGTAGGAGTCTTACCGTTGAAGATACCTGCTGGCTGATTTGCTGTTTTCCCAGCCTTACCTAAGATTGTAGACTCTAGCTTAGAATTAATTGCATTAATTAAGTCCTGCCTAATTGCATTCTCTACACCTACTGAATCCTGCGCAAGTAACATCTTAGAAATATCAACATAAGCCGTCAAACGCTTTGGAGTGAGAGTTACATTATTAAACAGTACATTGCCGTCTGTAGCTGCTGCTGTCTCACCTGCCCAGTTCACATTAGAGCCTGTCATTACTGGAATCTGTGCGCTATTAGTCAAGCCAGTATAGAACTTTGCACCTGCCTGTACTAGAACATTCTTTGCACGGAGAGGCTCGATAATATCGTATAAGTCTGTTGCTACTACATCTGCACCCTCTGAGGCAACTGTTACGGCTGCACGTGTTTCCATGGTTGGGATATAAATCTGACCTACAGTATTAAGACCTGCTGCCCTCATTTCCTTCATACCCTCATTACAAACTGCTGCCGTTACATTATCGAGCTGTCTGTTTTCTGCTACGTTACGGATTGCTCTAAGTAAACTAAATCTCTGTTCTTTCATCGTATTAATATTAATATGTTTGTGTGTTCGTGCTGAGCGTGTTTCTTCTTTATCTTCCTTATCTTCACCCTCAACATCGTTATCCTTGTCCTTATCCTCGTCTACTACTTCCTCATCAGACTTCTCTACAGTCTCTTCCTGTACTTCTTTATCTTCCTCGTCCTCTGTGTCAGTGTTTTTCTTTTCTACTTCTTCCTGTGTTGGTACTTCTTCCTGTACCTCCTCATCAGTCTTCTCTACAGTCTCTTCCTGTAATTCTTTCTTTTTTTCGTCCTGCATTTCTCTTAGTTGGTTAAGTTTATCTAGTGTCCTCTGACTAACTGAGGTACTACTATAAGCTGGATTCCAAACAGGGGAGACATCATGTAACTCATCAATCTTAAGTATCTCCCTGTATTGCCGTCCGTCTGTTCCTGTCGTCCATACCTCGCTACCTTCATCTGTGCTAACTGTAAAAGCGAAACTGCTACTATCAATGTCACCACGTCTAAGGTATTCTAGTAATTCATTCCCCAGATCCGTATTAGGTGCTGTGAAGGTATATTTAAGTCCTCGTTCGTCTAGCTGTAATTGTAGGCTACCTGTACCATTCTTAGACCTTGCTAGTACCTTGTCTTGGTCGTGGTTAAATAGGCAAAATACATCAGACCTCATTAGTACTTCCTCAGTGATTGCAGCAGGGTTAATAGTCTCATAAAATCCTAGGTCTTCACTTTGGCTGTTAAAAACTACTGCATAACCTTCTACTGTTCTACTGTCTTGACTTACTACTGGGGTACTTTTGGTTGCACGTACTTCTATGTTGTTATCCTTCCTCATCTGTACTACTTGTTAGGTTTGTCTTACTTACATCATTATAGGCTAGGTTGTGACTGTCTCCATTTTCAACTGGGTTATATCCTAACTGTTTTCTAACTTCATTGATACTTAGGACACCCATACTAAGAAGACTGTTATAGTACCCTGCTAGTTCTGCCTTGTTCGTTCTCAGTATTGCAGTTTCATCTAAGCCTATTTCTAATCCTGTACCGCCTGTTAGTTTCCTGTTTAGTTCCTCCTCTATCATCACAATATAGGGGTTAAGCGTGTAAGTAAGGTATTGTAAGTTAGATTCACCAACACTACTATAACTACTCTTGCTTAAGTCGCCTAGTAGTACAGGGCTGATATTAAAAAATCGTGCTATATCAACTACACTAAAATTTCTAGACTCTAACATCTGAGCATCTGAGCCGTTAATACTGATTGGCTGATAATCCATATTTACAGGCAGCACCACTACACCGCCTCCTTGATTACCTTGCCCAAATGTAGACCGCCAATTAGTAGATATTGCCTGCTTTTGTTCCTCACTTAGATTACTGTGCACCTTGATTATACCGTTCAAGTTACAACCATTGCTAAAAAAATTCTCTGCTACCTGCTCTGTTTGCTGTGCTATATTGAGACTTCTAGCTGCATGACTCAGAACACTAATACCCTGTACACCGTCAACACTGTACCTAAGAAAATGTAGAATCTCACTAGGTTGTATCTGTCTAGCACCAATGTACGAACATGTATAGTATAGGGTGTTATCTTCCTTTCTATAATTACACTGTACATCATCAGCTGGTAAGTATCTAAGTCCTACTACATCCTTACCCTTTTTCTCAATTAGTACATAAGCGTTACCCTTTAATAAGACTGACTGTACTATATTCTTAAGTAGTGTATAGCGTGTCATCCTATTGTTAGTAAAAATGTCATAAAGTGGGTGTTTGTCTAGTAAGTCTGTCCCCTTTGTATTCTTTGCCTTGACTTGAATAGGTAGGGTAGCAATTGAATCACTAATAAGGTTAACTGCACAATAGACCGCACTAAGACTCATAGCACTGCCAGACTGATAACCAAAGCCCCATCCTAGACTTTCTGATAAGTTAGGGTTATAAAAGGGTTGACCTCGTTTTTCTGGCTTGTCCCTACTTATATTTATACCTAGTATTTTCATAGTAGTTAAAAATTAAATCCTGTTATTTCGTTATTATATCGTGGCTGTTCTAAATATTTACCTAGTGCATTTAATGTAGAGTGTACACCGTCTATCTTACGTTCGCTGTTATTATTCTGCTTAACAGGTTTGATATTACCGTTACTGTCTTCCATGATTTCACAATTACCAAACATCCAACCTGTTATTAAGTTTTTATCTAGCTTGAGTGTGCCATTACGTGCTATCATTTCCAAGTGCCTAGTAGGTCTATTCATGCTGCCTGTAGTTTGGCTGTATGGTTGGCAGTTAAATCCTAGTTCTGTTAGCTTAATAATTGCCATTGTACTCTGCCACTGGTCATAACTGATACACTCAATAGGTAAAGTCTTGTTTATAGCCTGTATGTCTTCAATTATCCTGTTATAATCTACTACATTGCCTTCTGTGATATTTAGATAACCTAGTCCTTGCCAAAATTTATACTTATCCCTGTTGCTACTCTCACTTAGGGCAGACTGTGGCAAGTAGTACCAAGACTTAGAGTAGATTGTATTGTCGGTTGGTATTACTAAGGTCATTGCAGTAATATCACTAGTCGAAGATAAATCTAACCCTAAGTAGCCTGTACACCCTTGAAATTTTGGGTCTTGTAGGTCTATATGTGTCATTGAGTCCTGTATATATCTACTAGGAATCCACTCACCCCTTTCATTACTACACCAAATATTCATTAACTTAGTCTTATAGTTAGTGAGTAATAAAGGGCTATTCTTTGCTTTCCTTAGTTCAGATTGTAAGTAAGATTCTGTAACAGTTAAGCCTAGGTTTGGTTGACACTTTACCCAGTTTTTAGGGTCTTCTATGTCGTCTTCCTTGTCTAGTGTATAGATAGCTGAAAATATACTATCATCTTCTGCCTTACCTTCTAAGATACTTATAAATGTACTTCTTAAGGTGTAGCATGGATTAGACATATCAAAGCCTGCTGTAGTAATATATAACTGTAGGGGCTGAGTTCTCATACCTGTACTACTAGTTAAGACATTTGCAGTATTATTAGATTTGGCTGCGTGGTACTCATCTAGACAAAAAGCAGAACAGTTTAGACCGTCCAATTTATCAGCCTCACTACTCACGCACTTCATAGTAGACTTAGTAAGGGGAAACTTAATAGAATCCCTGTAATAGTTAAAGTACTTACCCTTCTTGTCTATACTACTGATAAAATTCTTAGACATCGTGAAAGCTAGCTGTGCCTGTGAGTAACTATTGGCTGCAAAAATTACTTGTGCTTCGCTTTCTCCATCTGCTATTAGGTGATATAACATAAGACCAGCTGCTAGTGTAGACTTTCCACATTTTCGGGCAACTTCTATATAGACTTCCCTAACTACCCTAGTATTATCTGAACACCACTTAAAGCCGTATATACTTGCTACTACCCATTTCTGCCATTCCTGCAATACTAAGGGCTTACCTGCAAATTTACCTGTAGACTGTGGTAGCTTTTGTAAGAAATTAACTACCTTATCAACTGCCTTAGAATCAAAGTACCTATCTTCTTTGTCAAACCAGCTTAGGTATCTAGAACAAGCAAGACGAACATACTCACACGCTACTACCTTACCGCCTAAGACATCCCTAGCATAAGATTTGTACTTCTCATCTATCATTGTGTTATCCTAGTATTAAAGGTTCTGGGTAGCCTGTCTTGTAATTATAGGCTAGTACTTCCTCCCTATTAGTAAGTCTTTTAACGGCTTCTATATGAGTTTCTGTAGTATTTAAGCAGTCTGTAGCGTAAATTTCTATAAGACCTAACAATTTTTTCCACTGTGCTAAAGGATAGGTAAATGTGTGACCGTGATAAATCTTGGTCATCGTCTCCTTGCCTAACTGTTCATGTGCTAAGAGTGCTGCATATAAAATACACCTTTCCTGTTTATCTAGCCACATCTTTAGACTACCAACCTTGAAACTATTAATCTCATCTGAACTGTCATAATATCGTATGTCATAAATCTTCTGTTCTATTGCAGTCTGTAGTAGTTCTTCTGGGGTTGGCTCTCTATGTTCCTCTACTATATCTTCTTGTTGGTCAGTAGTTGGGTTTTCTTCTATTACTTGCCATCCTGCTTGTACTAGTTCTTCCTCAGTTGGGTTAATTACTGTCTTACCGTCTATTTCCAAGTAACCGTTAAATAGGTGTCCTTCTTTTATATATCTTTTCATACCTTATAATGATTGACTACCAAACTCTAATACCGTACCAATGATAGTAACAGTGTAGATATGATTTGGTAAGATTATAAATGTACGTGGTAGTTTGATGTTAGAAGGTAGACTTATTCTAGGTGCTGTTCTTCCAGTCTTAAATCTAAATCCGTACTCATCTAGGAAAGGGCTGTTAGGGTCTGGCTGTAAGGTGATATTTAGACTTTCTACCTCTTCCCACTCATGAAACTCACCGCTCCTAATTGTTACTGTAGTCTCTGTTGGTTGGTGTCTTACTTCCTTACTTCTACCATCTACACCATTTCTACCATCTACACCATTTTTACCGTCTACACCTTTTACATATAGTCTGGTCTTCTTATACGTCTTCTTTGCCCTGTCATAGTTATATACATAGTAGTCACATCCTACATAAGGGCATTTTTGGGTTAAGTCATCCTGTACCCTAGATAAACCTTCTGTTAATTTCTGGTCTACTTGTGATAATTTTTCATCTGCCTTAGTACTGACTTTCTCAATACCTGCATTAATCTTATCATCCAACCTACTACTTACATCACGCTCTATCTTCTCACCTACATTACCTAAGACCTCATCATCATCTACTACTAAGTCACTGTCAATATAATAATCTGTGGTTCTAGTATAGTCTGTTCCTGTGGTGGGATTGTTTAGCTTATACTGCAATACGCCACGTCCCATGTTTTTAAGGTCATTCCACACTAAGATTACCTCATTATTCTCATTCAGACCGTTATAAGTAGTTCCAAATGTAGGGTTGACGGTAAAGAAAGTGATAGCACCGTCTTGTTCATAATCTGGTATAGTTAATTTTATACTACTACCCTTATATATGTGTTTCATTTATTCACCTGTTAATTTCTTTATAAAATCTTCTGCCGTCTCTTCCTGTACTTGTTCGGGTTTTGTCTCTATCTTACTGTTGCTAAGTGGTGATAGTCCCAGCTCCTTAGTACATTTGAGAATTTGGATTTGATAAGAGTTTTGAATCATTAATAAGGAGTGTTTGTTCCAATTACCGTATCTGTCCTTAATAAGTAGTCCATCTTCTTTTATCTTATCCTTGCAACTATAAAACATTTCTAGAGACTCAGTAAGGAGATTTAGTGTGCCTTTCCATTCTGGCTTAACTTCCCCATACTCAGCAATCAGAAACTTATAGACGGTAAAGATATAATCCTGCACAGACTCCCTAATATCTGGATATAGTTGCTGTATCTTTTTCTTTGTTATCATTGTTTTTCCTGTATTCTTTGGTCTAAGAATAAGTAGTATAAGACTGCATAGAACATATTAACAGAGTATGTATTACCAGCTTGTTTATATAGCTGCGTATCACTTACCCCTGCACTTCTTGCTAATTTAACATCCTCCTCTCTGAACCCCTGTAGTAAGAATGATTCAGTAGGTGTTATTTTTCTTAGGTCTGCTGTCTTATAATCTACACTACTATCCCTGTTCCCTGTTTGTATATAATCTAAGGTATAATAGTTTCCCATTGAAGCCCTCCTATCTGATTTACAAGTGAGAGTAGCTGCAATGTCTCTATCAAACTTAGGCACTGTTCTGTATGTTGTATTTTCACCTAGTATATAAGACCTGTAACTAGGAGATTTAGATAGGTTATACTTAGGGTCTACAGTTGGCTTTAGAATATCACGTACCTTAGTCTGTGTAGTAAGTGACCAATCCTTAGAGTAGTCCCTGTTAAATGTATTCTTAACTACCGTACTGTTAAATGTGAAACTTGGGAGACTCTTAGTAGTAGCAAAGATAATAAGCCTGTTTCTATTTTGGGCTAACTTATAATCTGCTGCATTAAATAAGTCCCAGTATACAGTGTAACCTAGATTCTCTAACGAGGTCTTGATTGTCCTAAATGTGTTACCCTTGTCATGTGTAGTCAATCCCCTTACATTCTCTAATAATATATAAGGTATCGGTTTCCCTTGTTGTAGTTTAACCTCTAAGATGTGTAATATCTCATAAAATAGCGTTCCCCTTGGGTCTAACATACCTGCTCTCTTCCCTGCACTACTAAAGGTCTGACATGGAAAACCACCACTAAGCAAATCTATATCTAAACTCCTTGTCTGTTCATCCTTTGTCTGATTCCATTCTATTAGGTCTCCCATGGATAAACTATACTTGTGGCTTGGATGGATTGCTCTGTAGGTCTTTATTGCGTGCTTGTCTATCTCACTGTAGGCTATGGTTGAAATACTAGTACCAAAATCCTTGTATAATAGTTCTGCAGCCCTACTAAGTCCTCCTATACCTGCAAATAGTTCTAAGTGGTTAATCATATCTTCTCTATTATTACACGCTTATATATTGTCTTATTTCCTAGCTTTGGATTGTTTAGCTTATCTACTACCCTAAATTGACTGCTACAGTGCTTAGTCATGAAATTTACAGGGACACCCATCCTACCTTTATAGTCGCTTGGTATATTCTTAACCTTGTCTACATTGATAGCTGGATAGTTACTGTAAGTTGGGTAGTCTGTTGGGTTATATGTAGCTGTTAGTTCTAGTTCTGGTCTGCTCACTTGTAAAGTAGTAAACCATGTCACGTTACCCATGTCTTCTATCGTACCGCTAGGGGTTGTAAAATATCTAAGTGTTGTGTAACCTAAACTTAAATGACCTGCCTTAAACATTGGAAAGATATTACTATAGGTTACTGCATTAAAACATCCTACTACTATAAAATCCTTGTCCTTGACAGTGTCTATAAAATCCCTAAACAAGCTAAAGGGTGGGTTTGTAATTACTATGTCACAATCCTTTAATATATCCAAACTAACTGGACTATTATAACTACCATCTCCACTTACTACTGTCTTTACTGTCTGTCCCTTGATATAATCTAATCTATATGTACTGTTCGGATTGTAGTGTGTAGCTGTTAGTCCCTTTAGTCCAAGCCTCTTATAGTTGGTTGTAAAGTAAGACCAAAACATACTATCCACGCTGTCACAATTACAGTACACCTTTTTATCCTTTAAATATGGTAGGTAATGTTCTAGTTCCTTCTCTATGTCTTCTATCCTTGTGTAGTATTCATCATTCTTTGCTTGCTTTGCGTTATTTAAGCTAGTATTACTCATTATATAATTTTTCTAGTAGATTTAATGAACGCTTAACCAGCTCACACTTCATTCTATGGTAGTCGTCTGTGGGTAAGTCGTCTGTCATGTAGGAACGGCTTGCAAACATTATATACCTCATTCGCTTTTCTAACATATCTTCTACACCTATTCTATATGCTAAGAGGTAGATATGATAGCCTGCTCTTTCTAAGTTTGTTAAGGTCTGTATCGCTTGTTCCTCCTTACCTGTTAACATATCTAAGCTAGGTAAGTAATGTATATCTTCTCCCCCTTGTCCTGTATCTAAGTGGGGTGTAGTTGGGTCTGTAATGTCGCCTAGGTATAAAAATTCTAAATCACCTCTACAACTCTTACACCCATTATAATAAGTCCAAACCCCATCTACTAGGTTTAATATTGGTCTCTTGTAGTCTAGCCTTAAACAGTCTAAGACTTCATCTAATGTTCTTGTCATAATCTCAAAATGTGTTAAAAATTACCCTCCCATGTGCAAATAAAACTGGGGTGGGGTAAAACGTTGATAGCCAAATAGTTAGGTAGGGGCGGGGGTATAAAGTGCTTAAAATCAAACTGTTACACTTTACTCTCTGCCTCACCCCAATAATAACTACCTGACTTTATACTTCAACCTAGTACTGTACATCACTAGGCATTAAATTCTTCTTCTTTGGGTTGTGGGTAGCGTGGTGACATTCCCTACATAAACTTTGGAGGTTGTCTAAGTCATACGCTAGTCTATCTCTTTCAACTGGATTACTAGTAGACATAAAACTAATTAAATGGTGTACGTCTTGAGCAACTCGGATTACACCAGCCTTAAGACAACATTCGCATAAGGGTTTCTGTCTTAGCTTTTCCTCCCTTAGTTGTTTCCATGTCGTGCTACTATATATTGCCTGTCGTTCTGCTTTTCGTTTGGCACTATAAGAATCTTTGTTTGTATTCTTTGGTGACCTGTATATTGTTGGCATAATTGTTTAGTATTGTTAGTTCTCAGTCTGTAGTAGTAAAGTGGTAAGGGCTAATATCACTACTAACCCCTACCGATTATGACATTAAACTATTACAGATTGAAAACAATAAATTAATTTCTTTCTTACTTATTAGGATTCTAGGGCTTCTTAACTGCAATATTACACATTACCTATTATCCTCTCTACTTATTAGGATTTTAGGGCTTGTGACTTGCAATATTGTACACTAGAATACCCTAAAGTCTAACCAGCTTTTCTTAGGTAGTTGTCGTCTTTCTGTCGCCTGCTTAAACCTTTCTAGTACTTCCTCCTTAGTTAGTTCCTGTACATCATTGTCTAGGGTTGCACGTTCTATCTCTTCACCCTTCTTATCTAATACTGACTTCTCTATATTCTTCTTCATTGCTGCTGTCCTCCTTGATTAAAGTTTATCCCACTTGCCACTAAGACCTAATAGACTGTTCTGTATCTTAATGTTGTCCTCTTTCTCATCACCTGTTAACCCTAGACTTCTTAACATAGGGTCTGATTGGTAAGGGTCTGATTGATTAGTAGTAGTTGTTGGGGTTGGATTGCATGGGGTATTATCTACAGGCTCATCTACAATACCTGCTAACTTCTTCCTCCTTGTCTCTAATACCATATCCCAAAACATATCATTACTACGACCGTCAAAGGTATATAGGCTTAAACGCTTAGACTCATCATTATACCTAACATTCTCTAAGGTAGATAAAAACTTCTCCCTAGCCTGTTCCTTCTCCTCCTTCTTACTTAGCTTAACTGTATCATCCTTCTTAATAGTCTCCTTTGGTTTGCTAGGTAAGATTGTTTCCCTGTTATCCTGTACATCACCGAATAACTCCTTTTCAAGTTGACGGCTATACTCCCTTCTAGCCTCTTCTGTCATTGTCTCAGTCTGATTTAATACTACTGCTGTCATATCTATTTAATGTTTTAGGTCCTAGGTTGAATACTAAGACGGTTAATTATTATGTTGTCCTTATTTTCTAAGTAATGTCCTTATTTTCTAAGTAATGTCCTTATTTTCTAAGTAATGTCCTTATTTTCTAAGTAATGTCCTTATTTTCTAAGTAATGTCCTTATTTTCTAAGTTACCCTAGTAGAAGGCTGTTTTATCCTAACTTACTACATATCAGTTAGTTATGTGATATTTGGCTAATTCTAGGCTTTATACTAGGTTTCTAGGGTGTCCTTATTTTCGCATTACTGTATATAATAGGTATCTTATATATACCTATACAGATACATATACGGACACACTACTACTAACGTTAAAGACGTAGTAGTGAGTCCTTTATCTTTAATTAATAGGCGCGCGCTTGGGTCGCTCGCCTATCTATCTTATATTCAATACTTTAGAAATCTCCCATTAACTTAGCGAAATCAAATTTAAGGTTACATAGTGGGTTAGTGTCTTCCAGTTTAGTAGGTTTTACCTCTTCCACTACAGGCTTGTCCTTCTTTTCTAAGTCTTCACCTTCTACCTTGTCCTTATTTTCTAAGTCTTCATTAATGTTAGGGGTTAGACTACTTAGGAATTTATCAAGCCCTACTATATCATTCAATGTAGGTTTAGGTGTAGACTGTAATTCCGTCTTTGCCTCTTTCTCATACTCACTAGGCAGGTATGTATTCTTATCGTTCATTGTTTTACTTAATGAACTTTCTTTCAATACCTTACAAATCCTATCCTTACTAATCTTATACCCTTTCCCTTTCAATAGGTCTAGGTTCTGTCTTACTGTCTGCATAGGATTTATTAGGTGTTTCAGTTCATCATCACCTAATCTATCACTTATCCCTTTATCTTTACAGTAATTATATAGGCTTGCTCTACCTACTTCAATTCCCTTAGCTTTCAGTTGTTCTAAGTTTTCCTGTATGCTTAATCTAGTGTTATACAGGCTTTCTATTTTTACATAATCTACTGTCTTCATATTTTTACCGTTCATTGTATTTTCGTTCAATGTTTTACTTATTGAATTCTAATGAACTTTCCTATTGTTTTAATGTCCCTTCCCTTTTATAGTTTAGGGTTGGAACTGGTTAATTATTTTCTGTATTCTATCCTTGCTAACCTTATACCCCTGCCCCTTGATGTTCTCTAGATTTTTACGTACACTTAGGTTAGGGTTGATTAGCTTTCTTAGGTCATCATCGGTTAGCTTATATACTATACCTCTATCTTTACAATATCTATAAAGGGTATCATCGCTTACCTCTACACCGTTTTTCTTAAGTACCTCTAAGTTATCCTTTACTGTCAAGTCTGGATTATAATACAAGTCGATTAGGTGGTAGTTCCATTCCTTTGTACCTGTTCTAATATCAGCCATCATCTTAGCCCGTTCATATTTTCCATAGTACTTAGGATTTACTACTAGTTTTTTCTCGTGGTAGTCGTCCTTCATTGCTTTTCTAACTGCCTCCCTGCTTTCCTCGTATTCCGTTTGTAGTATGTCTAATTCCTTCTTCATGGTCTTCTTAACAATACTCACTAGACAATCAATAGTTAGGGTATCATCTGAGTTATCAAAGAAACGTTCACGGTCTATGTACAAGTTATATAGTAGTTCTTCTGAGGTTGTATCATTCTTTATTAGTCGTCTCAGTCTTGCATAGTTGTTAAGTTTTGCCCTTCTATGCTCACCGTCAACATACTTCACTGGCTTATCATTTTCCCACCTAAAATAAAGTTGATAGTATCCGTGTCTTTCGCTAACTAATCTATACTTCTCACCGTCCTTAAAGTCTATCTGTGTTCTATAGTAGTATTCATAGACCTTACTGTACTTTGCGACTACTTGATTATAGCTTAGTAGTTTCAAGTCCCCCACTAACTGCTTATCTAGGGTTATCTTTGTATCTTTTTCCTCCTCCTGTAACAGTCTTAGTAGTTCATCAAAATATCCCCCTATATCTTTCAGCCCATACACATAACCACTAATATAAGATTCTCCTTCCTGTGTTGTGCCGTTAAAATATTGGTCTCCCCTTGTTCCGCACCTATCCTGTATTCTTTCTCCTGTTTCCTTTTCTATCTGGTTATGTAGTGCCTCAGATACTGCCTTATGTTCATTCCTTGCTAGTATCTTATCCATTACATAAACCATTCTGAACTTACGTTTTTCAGGCTTATCGGAGAATGTTGTATAGGTAAAGGTAGGCTGGCAGGATAACATACTAAGAAAAGCTGGTATATGTGTAAAGGCTGTCTCGTCTATATCAATACTCACTACTTGGCTACCTTCCCAATAATCAGACCTCTTAACACATCTTTTCATATAGCCGTCCTTTTCTGTTGGCATGGTATAGTACTGTTTTCCGCTACAGGTCTGAATAAATACCTTTCTTCCTTCCTTGTATTTATAGAGTCCGCAAAATGTATAGCCGTTCATGATATACCCTAGTAGCCCTTCAACTGTTAGGGTCATCTTCTTAAATCTCATACTTTCTGTTACACCTAGTTCAGCCATCTTCTTACGGTCATTCATAACTGCACTAATTGCCTCATCTTTACTGTTATACCCTTGCTTACTTAGGGATACAGTTACCTTAAAATTCTTGTCTTCCTTCATTTTTGTAATAGTTTAATAGTCCATTGTTCCCCTAGTCCACATCGAAGGGGTAGTATCAAAGCAGATATGGATTAAGTCCTGCCTTATACACTAGGGGATTGCTCAACAATAGATTAAGTTCGTTGAGACTTGAAGATTGGAGAATAATTTTTAATCGTTCATTGTTTTACTTAATGAACTTTATTAAACTTCTACCCCCATCATACACTTAAAAGCTCTCAGTACCCCTAGCCTTATCGAAAAGTAGTGCCTAGGTGGTTTTTATCCTCCTTACACACTAGGGGCTGTTTTACATCTATATCTGTACTATAGTCGATGTTTTAAGGAGTAGCATAGTAGTAGAATTTGGAGTTATATTTAGACTACTATACTAACCCTGTCTTTATAAGTTGCCCTATAAAAACCTGTCATTGCTAGGGGCTGGGCAGACAACCATTTAATCCTAGCTTTACTGTTTGTCACTCTAAGCTATCATCTATCATCACTGACCGACAACCCACTTAGTCAGCACGTACTATATCGACACGAACACTCACTACTCACCTTGCTCAGACTATATAATATTATACAGTGGTTTTCCGTGTGTCGTCCTTTTCCGTGCTTAGACATTGGGTAGTATCTATCATCACTGACCGACTACCTCGCTACTTTACATTCAATTAACAAAAGCTGTAAATTGCTTTGTTTGAAATATGAGAGTTCCTAGTGTCTTATCGAAAAGTAGTGACCTTATTACAGACACGCACTAGGATTTATATTATTAATTTACACTGACTATCTTATATCCATTTAGTCGCTTTAATACACCCATACAGCAAAGTCTAACATAATCTGTACTTTTAATAGGTAGTCTAAGCCCCTGTAATACATCTAGTTCAGTTTCATATCTACCTACTTCCATGTTCCTACTGTCAAATACTATATACTTTTTCATGAGTTTACTGTTTAATTCTGTCCTGTACCTTACTTTTTTCCATTGCCTTAGACTTCAATACTAAGACCTTTTGGAACTTTGCTTGTGCTATGTCTTTCTCTACCTTCAACATTTCACATCGTAAATTAAGACCTGCCCCAAGTATTAATAGAACACCGCCTACAATACTTAATACTTTATTACTCTTCATAGTTTATTATTGTTTAGTTATTATTTAGTATATCTCCATCCATAACCGCCAGCTGACTTACCTTTACCTCTTGCAACTATTGAAATATTACTCTTATATATTCCTGTACTTAAACCTGCCTCCTTTAAACTTGGATAGGTTGCAATAATTAACCCAGTCTTCATATCTAGCTGTTGGATAGGTTTAGATTTACCTTTAGCCACTCTTTCGATTCTAGTTCCGTAGTTAGCATTATATTTATTCGTACACCATTCTAGATTAGCTACTGAGTTATTACGTGGGTTTTCGTCTTTGTGGTTAATTATTGTTTTACTTTGGTCATTGTTAGGTATGAAGGTCTGTGCTACTAACCTATGTACTAGTTTTCTGGTCTTCTTAGTTTTATCATTATTGGCACTTGTTAAGTCTACCCTTGCATAACCTTGAGTGTTGTAGAATGGTTTTAATATTCTACCTGTCTTCAAATTCCTAACATTACCTTTACTACTCACCTCGTACTTAACATTATCAGTACAGGTAATAGGTTTCCATGTCTCTTTAGTATTTTTCATTTCTGTTTGTGTTTTTCCTATCCTGCCAGTGGGACAAAAATAGACCTGTTAATAATTTAATGTCATTGTTACTATTACTTGCTAGATTTCTGAAACGACAAAAACAAGCAAACAATAATTATAAAATGTTCGCACATACGCACGTACTTCTACTAATAAGAGATTTAGCCATTTCCCAGCCTAAAATTGGGGGGCAACTTGAGGCGGTGGGTGGGGTTTGTAGTGTTTTTCATGGTTTTTCTGCCCCACATACCCCCATATCCCCCACACACCTAAAAAACCTTCCAACTTTCTAGGTACTTGGTGTTAACGGTCTGATTATCAATACTTTATATAATCAACCCTTTTATCCTGTGTTTTTCGTGTAACTATCTGATTTAATGTAAGTTATGGTATAGACATGAAAAAAGGACAAACATACATCACTGTACATCTGCCCTCTTGTTATATCTAGGTTGGGTGGGTTAACTTTCCTGTATTATGTCTCTGATTGTCAATAACCTACTCATCATCATATCAGCCCTTACCACTATGTCCCCCACCTTATTAATAGAGTCTGGGTTAAGTTTCTGATAATATCCAATCAGTGCATCAATACTTATATCATTATCTATCAACCACTTAGCAACATCCCCCAGTCTTCCCTTACTTCTTTCAATCCTTCCTAACAATCTATCATAGTCTACGTTCAATGTCTCATGTCGCTTAGTTTGTGCAGTGGTGGGGGGATTTTCTACTGCCTTGCCCCTTATCTTCCCCAGCTCCTTAGTAATCATTTTAATCTTATCACTAGTAGTAAGGTGGGTGTAGATAGTTTTAATCATATTGTCGTCTGTATGTCCTGTTAGGTAGCATAGTTTATCTGGACTTATACCTTCATTGAGTTTCTGAGTAATAAATGTATGTCTTGCACAGTGGGAACTAATCTTATTGTAAGCTGGTTCTGTAATCTCTTTATCCTGTGCGTTTCTATATGTAATCTGTCTGTCAATTCCTGCTAATCTAGTTATCTCTTTTATTGCATGGTTATAGTAACTATTATTATTACCAATCTTAGCAATATCCACAAGAAACTTAGCAGTATTGTATTTCTCTGCAAACCATACTATATAATCATTTACTTGTATTAGTGCAGCCTCTTTACCTTGGCTCTTCTTAGTCTTTAGTTCATAGAATTTCAGCCCTTCTACCTCAACCACTCTAACTTTATCAGTTGGCTGTTTGGTTAGGTATAATAGCAATACAGAAAGGTCACTAACTCTAAGTCCTGTTTTACACTGCAATACGAATATATCCCTATACTCGCTTAACTGCCTACCCCTAAGACTAAGTGGGTACTTTGGATTAATACTACCGTCTTCTTGCCTTGGTAGAATAGGTTTCAAGTCGTATTTATCCGCAAGTTGAAAGGTCAGTAGTTCAATAGCCTTAAGTTCATCTACTGTAAGCGCAAATTTACCCTTTTCTGGTCTAATGTCTTTCTTTTTATTATACGCCACACCTCCCCCAATGTTATACTTTAGATATGGTTCTTCAACTGCTAGGACTTTATTAACTAGTCTAACAATCAACCCAACTTTAACGTTAATCTGTGCTTTGCTATCTCCCTTCTCAGATAGATACTTCGTATAGGCATTTATTCCACTCTGCTTAAACACTTCAAAGCTATCTAGGCTCTTCTCTTTCAGATAATCAGTATAACTATTAAGTCTAGATATATAAGTCTTTCTAGTATCTGAATTATTAGGGTACAAATAATGAAACGCACTCTCTATCAAGTCTTTAGCTGAATCTCCCATACCTACTAAATATTTACTAAGTGAAATAAAGTTTAATGTTTCTGTTTCGTGGGTGCAAATGTAGTCTAAATATTCTGAAATCTTATCTTTCACTTCATTAATTTTATTATTAGCTATCTGATTATTGTAGTTATCTAGTCTACCCTGCAGGTTACTAACTACTGCTTGTTGAAATTTTTTATCCCACTGACTAGCTAGCACTTTTACACCTAATGGGATTTTATGCTGCTTTCCATCTATTCTAGCAATACAATAAATACTAGTAGGTCTAACTGCTTTGCGGTCTCTAATGTTAAAAGACACACCTAGGTTTAACTGTCCTTCTATAATACACATAACTTACTTGTTCTTAATTTCGTTCTTAATTTCGTTCTTAAAATCGTGGTTAAATACCCATTTTAAGTCCTTTTTCAGTGTACTATAGAAAAACCGACTAGATTAACCTTTTCTCTATAACTGATTGATTAACAGCTATATAAAAGAAAATAAGGACTACTTCACAGTAGCCCCCATTTATAATACAAAAACATTATGAAATAATTTATTTCGCGAACAAGATTATCATTTAATAATTATGGCTCATGTCGCACGTTTACAAGTGCGGCACTTGCGTTCACAGTACCGCTCGCACTGTACGCGAATGTCATAACCTAACATCGCACCGAGGATGAAGTCCTCCTCTGGTGAGAGCTGGTTGAGGGGTTTGGTCACCATCAGCCGGATGGCGTCAAGGCATTCCTTACGTCCAAAGAACAGGTTCATGCGGTCGCGCCCCACCGGCTGAATGATGTAAGGGATATTCTGATGTTCGAGACGGAGCGTGGCGAACGATTCGTACTTCTTGTTGCAAGTGTACAGAACCATCTGTCGGACACCCTTCTTGAACTCGTAGATGTGATTCATCAACACTTTCATGTCGGCGGTCATCAT